CAAAGGTGAATCGACAAACGAGAGTTTTGGTGCAGGAGACCGAGCTACTTTTGTAATAGTTGATGAATTAGGACGTATTGAACCTACCATTGCTCAGTCTATTGTTGAGAATATCAACGATGTTTCTGACTGTTGTATCTTCAACTCAACACATTGGAATTATGGGGCAGCACACCCCTTCAACAATCTGATTTGTGAGGGTAAGACCAAAGTTGCTGTGTTGGGTTGGGAGTGGAATCCAGACAAGGCAATGGGTTTGTACCGTTCACCCAAAAGGGGTATCGTAGAAATAAAAGACATCGGCTATTTCAAACAAATGTGGCCTGGTGTTTTTGATAATTACAAAGAACTTGAACCTATAAATATAAACGAGATTGATTGGAAGGGCCAGAAACCCTACAGGCTTGTCGCTGACGCGGGCGAGGGAAACTTCAACAGTTGGAGAAGTTTCTGGTTTGACAAAGAAGAAAAAAGACGTAGCCAACGTGATATAGCTCAAAACATACTTAGAATCCCTGCGGGGTCAAGTGATATGTTTTTTGATTATGCACTATTGGCTAAGATTAAGAACAGTTGGTTAAAACCTCCTGATATTCAAGGCAAAGTAAAATATAAATTAACAGAAGATTGTCGAATCGACAAAGTTACATTTGAGACTATAGCAAGTCCAAACGCTTTGAAATGGTGGGGGAAACTTGAACGGGGTAGGCCAGACCAATCCCATAACTATATTGTGGCCTGTGATATTGCAGTGGGAACAGGGGCAAGTAATTCTGTTATGGCAGTTGGGGATGTCAATACTAAAGAATTAGTTGGATTATATGTAAATCCCTTTATTGACATTATGAATTTTGCTGAATTAGTTGTAGCTACCTGTAAATGGGTAGGCGGTGCAACAAAAGAAGCATACTTGATTTGGGAAGCTGGTGGCCCTGGTGATACATTTGATAAATGTATTTATAAGTTAGGTTACAATTTTGTCTATTATCAGACAGATGAAAAAATACCTACGAGGACAAAACGCCATAAACATAGAGGTTGGAGACCAACAAAGGGTGTTAATGGTACAAAGTTTGATTTGTTGTTACAACTGTCAGGGGCATTACAAGAAGGTTTTAAGGATAAATCAAAGTTTGAATCATTGAAAATACACGATGAACAGTTGGTAAATGAGTTACAATCTTATGTATTTTACGAGGGTAGGGTTGATGTAGGGCCAGTAGCAGCACAGTTAGAAACAAGTGGTGCTAAGTTTGCTCACGGTGATAGAGTTATTGCTGTGGGTATGATAGTATTAGCAATGAAGTATCAACCAAAAGCTGCTCTTACACAAAACCGTACTTATAATGAGGGTACTTTTGGACATCGAATGGATGAACGCAAACGTAAAGTTGAAGAAGCTAAACAAAATATGAGATACTTATATTAGGTTATTATGAATTTTGTAAAGCGATTACAAAAAGGTTGCAGAAGTTGGCAGAAGATGATAGAACCAGCACTATCTCACAGAGATAAGATGTTGGAGTATTGGGCTGCTGGCTATTTTAATAAAGCTGTTTCTGGGATGCAGATTTTGAAACTTATTGATAGGGGTGTTGGAATCATAGTGCCCTATATGACTATGGCTAACCCTGCGGTATCGGTAAGTTGCAAACGAATTGCTTTGAAACCATTTGCAAAAACATTAGAATTGACATTACAGGAATGGTTGGATAAGGTTAATTTCTCAGAAGATTGTTTACGCCCACTAATTATAAATTCATTGTTTGGTTTGGGTGTAATAAAAGTAGGTGTGATGGCTGAGGAAGAAGCCGAATGGAGAGGTAATTACTTTCAAATAGGACAACCATATTTTGAAGTAATTGATGATTCTGATTATATTGGAGATGTGGCTGCAAAAAGTAGAGCAGACTTTGAGTTTGAAGGTCATAGATATTTGTTACCTACTGAGTTTGCTAAGGACTTTTTTGGTGGAAAAGCTGCGGATAAGATTAAACCTGATTACAAACTACACGGAGACCATTCACCAGATAACCTAACTAAAAATACTTTAACAGGTGAAGATTTCCATACACTAAAAGACTATAGTGAGTTCATAGACCTATATATCCAAGACCAAAACGAAGTTATAACCATAATGGCAGATGAAACATCTGATAAAATACTTCGGACTGTGGATAAGAAAGATGACGGAAATCCGTTTGATGTATTGGGTTATAAGTTTATGCCAAAGTGTCCGTTGCCTATCCCGCCCGTATGGTCGTGGCTGGATATGGATACTGCTATAAACGTACTTGCAAGCAAGATGAAACAACAAGCAGAGAGACAGAAATCGGTTTTGATATATCAATCAGAAGCATCTGAGGACGCAGACAGAATTAAAAGTTCTACCGATGGCGGTGCTGTAAAAGTTGACAATATAGGTTTAGTACAAGAGTTGAAATTTGGCGGGGTGAATCCTGAGAATTATCAATGGGTTAATTATATAGAGAGTCAATTTTCAATACAAGGTGGTAATCTTTACACAATGGGAGGTCGTAATACTCAGGCTGAGACATTGGGTCAAGAACAGATGTTGATGTCAAACGCATCTAAAATGCTTGACGATATGGTTAATCAAGTGTATAGGTTTGTTAAGCGTAATATTAAAAAAGTAGGTATGTTTATTTGGACAGACCCTCTATATCAACAGAGAGTGATAAAGAGTATTGGTTCGGTTATTGAAGTTGAAGAAATATTTGATAGGATGTCCAAAGAAGGTTCTTTTAGTGATTATGATATAGATGTTAAACCATACTCAATGCAACGATTTAATCCAATGATTAAACAACAAATGTTGATGCAATTCTTAACGGGTTGGATTATACCAGTGTTGCCACTGGCTCAACAGCAAGGCAATGAGTTGGATGTTAATAAGGTTACTAAAGAGTTGGCTGATACAATGGGCATAGACTTGGGTGAATTTTGGAAGTCGGCTGTACCACAGCAAACTGACTTAAATTCACTCGTACCTCAACAGTCTGGCAGTCCAGGACAATCTGACGACCGCTTAGGTGCAAGTGGTTCATCCAAGATGGCCAATTCAAATCAATTTCAAAACTCAACAAGAGCAAACAAGCCAAGTCCGGATAACAAGAAGAAGAAGGTAAAGAAATGAACAGACTTAGAACAATAACTGCAATAGGTGGAATTATTTTTGCCCTGTTGATGGGTGGTTTTGTCGGAAATGCAATATGGCCCAATACTGTCGAAATCCGACAGTTAGTGACCCAACAGGAAATGATTGCGTTGGCAATGCAATCAGTAGTACATATCAAAGCTGGTGATGATTTTGATGGTTGGCAAGGTTCGGGTGTGTACGTTGGTAATGGTTTGATTATGACTGCTCGGCACATTGTTGAAGGTCAGACTGAATTTAAGATAACATTTGAAAACGGGGTAGAATACACCTCTGATTGGGCAATTACAGAATCCGCGAGTGATGTTGGATTTATTCACATCGGGGGATTACCTTTATGTGAACCGTTGAATTTGAACACGCATAAACTTGTACGTGGTGATACTGTTTTCATATTAGGTAATCCATTTGGTTTAGAGTATAAGTTTTCAGTTACTAAAGGAATCGTATCTGCTGTGAATAGGGATGCAGAAGGATTCTTTGGAGAGAAGTTGATTTTCCAGACTGATGCTGCAAGTTATCCTGGAAATTCTGGTGGCCCTGTTTTGAACGGACACGGTGAAATTGTTGGGATACTTGTAGGTGGCTATGGTGGGGCAGATAACTTGAGTCTATGTATTCCGGCAAATATATGCAAACAGGCGTTGAAAACGTGCCTGTCAATTCTTGAAATGAAAGTCCTGAAATAAACAGTGAGTAAATATGAATTGGATTGAATTTAGTTACCATCCTAATAAGTCTAAGGTAGATGGGTTTTTTGATGAAGAAGATGGTCAGATTTATATTTGTAAAAATCAAGGTAGGATAACAAAGGAAATTATTTTTGCTCACGAATCACAACATAAGGATTGTTGTGAGAATAGTTGTTTCTGTTGGGTTATGGTTAATTTATTTTGGTGTGAGTATCACGCATTTAGGGCGGAGTTATACTATGTTTTAGACCAAAATAAAAGTAGGTTTTGGAATCTTTATTTTCAGGGTGTTATTAAGGATTTGACTAAATATTATTCCTTAATTGACGCGGTAGAGGGACAGATTCAACATTTCAAAGCATTACGAAAAGTTTGTAAGATGAAATTATTTCGTGAGTTTGCTAAACAATATGGATACTACACAAAAATATATAAGTTGTGTGGGAGAGTAAGGTAAATGCCATTTCAATCAGAAAGTCAAAGAAAGTTTCTATGGGCGAAACATCCTAAACTTGCCCAACGATGGGCAGATAAATATGGTACTCCAAAAGATTTACCTGAACATAAATCTAAGGGTAAATTATATAGACGAGTTAAAAAGGAGAAGTAATGGCAGCAACCGCGATAGTGAAGGTATCCGTTGAAGTTGACGGTTTAGGTAGTGGTGTTCAAAAACTTAGTAATAGGTATTCTGCAACTGCCCCAGAGGAAGTATTTCAAGGGTATCAAGTAATTGGTACTACTGTTGCAAATCTTGATTTGGGCGGTATTGCAGTTACAAAAATACGTGGTGTAATGATACGAGCTATTGGCGGTACTGTGGGTGTCTTGGTTAATGATGTAGGTACTGGCACACCGTCCGCAACGGTTGGTAATATAATGATACCTGCGAATGGGTGTGCGTTTTTGCCTATTGGTGGTGGTTTAACTACTGCTTACACTATCAGAATAATAGGTTCAGCAGCAGCCGCAGCTATCGAATATATTGTTTATGGT